CGAGAGCGTCCACACTGCTGCGTTTGTAGGAGTGCCGAAAGTGCGGCGAAGATAAGTGTTCGCCGCCGCATTAAACCTCAAACTACGCTCAATCACATACCCACCAGCAGCACTACCACCACCAGACATAAAAAAGCTAGGTGTGTAAAGACTGTAAAGCTTAGAGATAAAGTTTCTAATCATCACTTAACCCACATTCGCCAAGTGACCGTCATAGATGAGCGTGTTCCCAGCGCCACCGATAAAGCTAATAATGTCGTAAGCACCGTTAGTGGTTGCGCCAGCAGTTAAAGGCGGTGTTGCATTAGGAAATTTAAACGCAGCATTCCAAGCAAATACACGCGCAGAGGTATCACCGGCTTTTAGCATGAACTTATACATGGCCTTTTCTGTGATACCTGTAGGCGCGCCAAATGTAACGGTGATTGCATTGGTTAGCGTCACCTCACGGATTTGGTCTGCGCCATCGAACGTATACGTTGAGGTAGTTGATACTGCGCCAGAGCCGTTGTCAGGCACTTGAGTTGCAGTGAAAGTGTTGGCTACGTTTTTCTTGACGGTGTTGGCATCGTAAGCTTGAACGTCTGTGCCGATCACTAAACCTAATGTGGTTCTTGATGCTGCGGCATCTGCATCATTTAATAGTGTTTGAATAAATGCTGAAACACCAAGCGTTGTTAGGTAAGCCGAAGCATCAGCATCATCTAGTAAAGTGCGAGAAAATGCGGTGAGGTCTGTTAATGCCGCTGCGCCTGCTCCTGTAAAGTATGGCAGTTTATTTGCATCGGTAACAAGAGAAGCTAGTGCGGTTAAATCTGGATCTAACGGCTGATAGCCCGATGCTACTGCCGCCGCGGTCACTCGCGTATCAATATCCGCCTGCAATTCAGCCAATGCCGCATTTAGATTAGTGGAGGTAAGATTGCCAACGGCCTCAGTAGTAATCGTATTGTTTGCTGCAACAATTGTCTTATTAATAAGCGTTTGTGCTGCGCTTAACAATGCAAACACATCGCTTACCACTTGAGGGATTGTATGTTTCTGCCCAGCATTTTGACCAATCTCACCACCGGCAACAACTAAATCACCTGCAATATTGGCATCAGTTCCATTGTCGGAAATAACGTTTGAAGTTTCTAGCGCATTGCCTGCAGCATTTACTTTTACAGATTTGCCACCATTACCTGCTAACGTTGGTAATTTATTAAACCCTGCTTCAATTGCATCAAGTTCGGCACGCATGGAAGCAGATGAGCCACTTGCGCCAGTTTGCGGATAGCCGGTTGAATCATAATATGGGTTCGACATAATTAACTACCTATCTTAATAATCTGCGTTGCGTGTAATGAATAATCGCGCTGTTCACGGTAAATGGTCTAAATAGCGCAGATGAGCTACGCAATATCAGCGATATATTTTCAGCGGTGCCTGTAATATCCTGCTCTGCAGGTAACAAGGTTCTACCATCCCAATAGAACTGATCCCAAACGAACTGATCCCAGAACACACTGCCGAAAGCCGTTTGAATACCACTTAATATTCCCTGATCAATTTCATTGCTCGCATAGCCAATCTCATACGTTGCATCAAGCTCTGCATAACTGCCGCCAGTAATTTCATAAATAGCTTTTCTGAAACGCTTTCTTAACCTTGGGTTTTTCATGAATGAGAAAGCTAGATTCATGTATGCAATAATTGGCTCACCATCAAAGCTTGTGCCACGCTCCATACGATATACAAATCCATCTGTATCACCTGCGTAGATAAACTCTTCACCGTTATTACTTTCATAAGAACTCATGACCGTCATGGTGTGTGCGTATTGAATTGGCATTGCGCCTTTAAATTCACCGTTCTGCATGGTGATATGTAGCGCATAACGATCATTAAATAAAAGGCGGTACTGGTCGCGCAATCGCACAATGCAACTGCCAATGGCGCGTGTTACTCTTGATTCAATAAATGGACGAATAAACTTTGTAAGCTGTGCGCTTGAGAAGTTACCGAATTGATCTGTGGCCGCAATCTGGCGCACGCCGAGTGCATCCATCACATAGCCTTCACCAATGTTTTGCATGGTGTAAGCGAAACCGCCGACCTCAAAACCAAGCGTAACCAGTTGAAAATCTGCTGAGCTATTACCGTAAAGAATCGATGTTTTGTTCGTGGTAAAAATGGCTAATGCAGGACTTTGATTAGAACCTATCATCGGCAAGAAGCCAGATATGGTATCTCCCATCGCCAGCTCACCAGCACCAGAAATGATGGTCCAAAGATATGGTTCACCAGGTGCGCTATTCTGTGCACTACCATTAAATGACAAGAACAAATGATTCACATGCACATCAATGTGCTTTGGCGTGTCGTTCGCCATGCCTGTGCTAATCGGTACAAATACCGTGCCATCAAACTCAAATGCACGATGCGTACCACTAGCACCGTACATTTTTATCGTACCTGCACCACCACCGAAGTTATAGTTGATGCACTCATAGCGGCCATTAGGATTTAAAGTGATTGCAGATTCGGCACCACTTAACGTCACCGCACCTGATCCAGTGCTCGTTGCTGCGCCAGCAATAAAACTACCACCTGTTGGCTCTGTAATGATTAATCGACCTGTATTCACGCCAGATTGCAAACTACCAGTCTGAACAACAACTTTAAGAATCGTTGCAGATACGCCACCTTGCGTAAGTGTGTCGCCATCTTCAATGTCTAAATTGGCATTAGTAAATGCAATCTCATAACCAAGATCAATCAGCGTCCAGCCAGAAGGTGATGAAACGTATATATCGGCCTCGGTACCTGCTGCATTATTTCTAAATGCATAGACGTTTCCGTTATAACGATGCACGCCTAAAATGCCACCACTACCAGGCACGGCGCTAATATCTTGACGATAAACATCAGTCGCAAGCTTTGTGTATTCTGCTTGCTGTAAAGGCGTTTCGGCCAATCCAGATATAGCAATACTGGTTGACGTAGCAACTACTACCGCTGACACTGATATATCCTCACCTAAAACAAACGCGCCGGTTAGCTTAGTAAAGATAATGTTGCCATCCGTCCGTGTTAGCACAACGCCAGTCGCGCCACTTGTAGCACCGACAATCACATCATTGACACTTACCGTACCAACAAAATTACATGCGATTGAGTAGAACAAGGCATCAGATGGTGAGGCATGACCATCGAAGCGCTCATAACCTGCAACACGGCGATAACCACCATCAATATCAATTTCAAAATTAAGAGAATCACGGCACATCCCATCTGGCGTTGATAGTGGCGGTGTAACTAGATTTAATCCACCCTTAAGCGCAAAGTAAGTGGTTAATACGGATGGTAAACTCATGATGCAATAGTTTCAGTGTAAGGGTTAGCTGAGGCCAGTTCATTGCTGACAACTGAGCCACCACTGCCCACTACTTGTGAATTGGCAGCATCTTTCTTGAGCAAAGGTTTTAATTTGTTGGTGAGCTCAGAATACGCATTAACAGTTGAGTTTCCTTTGCTTCCATTGATACTGTTACCAAGTGCATTAATGTCATTAGTGGCAGATTCTGCCACCTCAAGGTTTTTATACAGCGCACCAAACCCACCAAATGTTTCTGCTTGAACAAATCTTGATGGATCTGAAACGCGCATTGCATCAAGGTCTTTTTGTGTGTAATTCTCTGGCACATTGTATTGCCCTAGCCTTTTCACTGATCCTAGCAATCCACCTAAGCCGTTGTTGTATGATTCCATCTTCTTAGCCGCATCAGCCATCGCCTCTTCTTGCGTCTTGAACATACTGCCTTTAGTGGCAAATGAAGATTTTGGCGGCTCAATAGGCGCAACGTTTGCATAATCCCCTGCCCCATTTTTTATAGTATTTTGCGTGTACCCAAAATATTCATTGGTTGGTGGTGCAGGTAAAGCTGCTGGATTGTCTGATATTGAATAGCGCACTGTGGATTTGTTCGCCATCTGGTCTTTTAAAATGGCGTATCTATCGTTGTAGGCGCTTACCTTTTTTTTGTAGTCATCATCATTGTTAATTTGACGTGCAAGCCTGTCAGCTTTTTGTGACATATTGCGTGTTCTAAACGATGCACTATCACCAATCGTTTCTTCTACTTGGCGCTTGTTTGATGTTGAGATTCTTTCAAGCTCTGGCAGTGCTTGTAGCTTTGCAAATTCCGCATAATAAGCTGCCGCTGCCGCTTGTTGCGCTTTACGCTTTTGTGATGATGCGCCCATAATTATTCCTAAATAAGCGGTTCAGCCATTTGCACATCTGGCAATTGGTTAAGTTCTAATTTGCCCATGTAAAATGAAATGTTCTTTTGTGCGCGTGCAATGACTTCGCCTGCTGATTCATACAGCCCGTAAGATTCAAGCGCCTTCCAAACAATCAACTCATGAAACTGTGCTGGCATTTCAGGCTCATCTGCATCAATCAGTAATCTTTGCGGCGTTTTCCAATACTGGCCGCTGACAGTAAACACGCCATCTGGCTTAGGACCAATTAAGAGCTTTTGGTCTGGTGCTACTGCAAAACAAACTGGCGTGCCTGATGGCTGTGGTCCAGTGAGATATACGCTGCGATATTGACGATAAAGCAATTCGCCCAGCTCAAATTCATTAGAGATACCAACGCTAGTACGGAAAGACTTGATTGTGTCTGAATCCCATTGGCTAAATCGCTCAGTAATACCAGCTTCCAATGGGGTGTAGTCATACTTGTTTAGCGTAGTTTCAAACTCAAAGTCCGCACGCATCCAGTTCCAGTTTTGGCGACCAAGTTGGATCATGTTGTATGCACTATTAACCCATGCGACAATGCGACCCATTTCACCATTCTGGCTACTTACTGTTGCAGGGCCAACACCACTGATGCCAGCCTCTCGCCTTACCTCTTTGCATATCTCTAAGAACGTCATGGCTTAACTATGCTCGGCGTGTTGCACGTAGGTTGCGCAACCACTCAAGACCTTCGCGTGTATCTTGAATTACTGTAAATTGATATGGTGAAATGCTGTATGCTTTTTGGAATGATTCAAGCACACCTTCACTATTCACTTGCTCATGGTTTTTATATCGAACTTGGCGCGATGCGGAAGCAACGCCTAAATACTTACGTTTAATTGTCACCTCAACGCCGCGTGGAACCCATGGAATACCATTTGGCCCAGCGCCCACACTATTGATTGATAAGTAAACATACTTTTCTGCGTCTGCCGTGTTGCCTTCTTGAAACATTACGGTTACTGGCTCTTCAAGAAAGGCTAATTTTTTTGCTTTATCATCTAATCCGTGAATAGATTGAATTTCAATATCTTCACCAATTAGCTGTTTCTCACCCTTTTGAGAAAATTTAACGGTCTTTTCTGGGGCTACTTCTAACTCTTCTGATGCAATCGCATTGGATTTAATAACAGGTGCTGATTTAGCATCTGTTGGTTTACGTGCTGGTGTATTTTTGGTCACTCTGGCCATTGATGGGTTACTCCTGTGTGAGTTTGAAAACTAAGTGTTTAAACTAAGCATTAACGCACCCAAGATAACGCAATCCACCTGTGTCGCAATTTGATACAAAAAAGCCCCAATTAAGGGGCTTTTCTTCAAGTGTTAACTTATAGGTTAACTATGCGATTGCTTTGAAGTAGCAAGTCTTGCTTGCCAATACAAGTGCGAGTGTCGCATTTTGTAACACACGGAAACCGTTGTCAGTTAATGTAATGCCACCGTTACCGCCGGTAACTTCAAGTGTACGAGTACCAGCAGCTGCAGTTTTGATACAACTGTTAGCTGCCATTCCTTCATAAAACTCGCCACCAACACGATCAGTTGCGTTGATAAATTCAACGTATTTAGGTTTAAAGCCAACGTCAATTTCGATATAGTCAGTTGCAGTGATTGCAGTTGCATCGAATACTACTTTACCAACAGCTACCTGACCGTTTTGCTGTGATGGATTCAAGGTTACTGTACGCGCTATATTTTCAGCCATGATAATTCCTTCCTAATGAGTTAAGTAAACACCACAGCTTAAGCTGTAAGTGTTAATGCTGCTGGATTTGTAGTCGCAGCATAATTTGTGTCTGTTACGCCTGCATCCGCATCAAGCTTTGCAGTGATTGCAACAATACTTGCACGCAAAGCGGTGTTATCGGCTAAAACAGCTTCTAACAGCTCACGCTGTGCTTTTGCTTCACGCTTGTCTTTAAATGTGGAGGTTTGTTGTTTGATTGAGGCCATACCATTTCCTTTACTAATAAATTTAACAAAGGGGAATTCCACCCCTTTAGTTGATTAAGCTAGGTTAGGTGTACCAACTTCTAAAACAGCCATCCAGCCTTGGTTAAGCACTAATGAATCGTAGTAGAACTTAGAGCCTGCATAACCACGTTGGCCCAATGGGTCGGCTTTATCTGCAACACCAGGTGGAACCCATGTCGGTGTAATTGCATCAACGCCGCGCAACATCACATTGCCCCAAGCCTCTTCTGCCGCTACGATGCAAGGGTAAACGTCAATCAATGTGCCGTTAGTTGAGGCTAAGCCTGTTGCACCAATTGCCGCACCTGCATCGATGTACGGCGCAAGTTCTGGTGATGTAACAAAGCGGAAGTTTTCAGCAGAACCGATTTCACCTTCTGAAATGGTTTTACGACTGCCGTAATCTGCCACTGGCACAAAGCCTGGCAAATCACGAATAGCAGGGTCCATATCAGTATGGCAATAAACCACGTATGAAGCCTCAACTGATGAAGTGCCATAGCCTGGGCTTGCATCTAAAATGCTTGTGATTTGTTTTGCATGGTTAGATTTTAAGCCTTTAGTAACACGGCGAATTAAGTTAAGACTTAATGTTTCATCCACTGTATCTGTGCTTGAACCACCAGCGTAGTATTTGTTGGTACCAGCCTTTAATGCACCGAAGCAAACCATTTCACGAATCAAACCAATCGTTTCACCGATTTGTTTTTTCATGTCGCCAGCAACGTCATCTTCGTACAAGTCAAATGTCTTGTCTGTGATTGAATACAATACGCCGTATTGTTCAACTACTGCAGTTACATCGGTGTAAGCCATCGTGCGTGCAGTTGGTGTTACACCTTCGTTAAGTTTGTAGCCATCAGCGAAAGTGCCTACATTTGAACCATTGATCCAAACGTTATCAACGCCGCCTGGTGGCAATGCACGGCGATAAACAACAGTATCGCTTGAGTTTTTAGGCATCTTTTTTTGTAAGCCTGTTTTGCATAATACTTCCATTGGCATGGCGTGTTTAAGAATATCGCCTTTAAGTTTGCCAATACGTGCTGCTTGTGTGGTCATTGTTTGAATAGCCATGATATTTCCTTTTTATTTTTTAAACGCCGCATTAAAACCGTCTAACTCGCTCATTGCTTGCGGCTTTATTGCTGCTTGTGTACCTTTAGGTGTAATGGCACGTTGTAAACGCTCTTTGCGTTCTTGCGCACCGCTATTTTTTGTGGCGTGCCAACTCTTAAACTCAGAAAGCTTTTCACCGATATACATTGCATCCCAGCTATCATCTAACTTTGTACGCTCATCATCTGGTAGCGTTTGCTTCCAAACTTTGTAATCGTCCGAAGTCAGTAACTGCGGTGCGTCTTTGTGCTGGATCAGCAACAAATTCTTTTGCATATCCTTACTTAACTCTTCACGCACTTGCGCTACACGGCTTTCAAATACATCGTTAGATTGATTCGTATCTGCCGTGCCAAAGCTATTAAAATCTTCTGCCAATATCTCTGCAATTTCTGGGAACTCTTCACTCAATCGTTTGAAGTTTGCGCCACTAAAATTCATCTTGGCTTGTTGCTGATTTTGCCCATTCTTTTGCAATTCAAGTAATACGCGATTTATCTCACCAATTTTGCCGTGCACCTTACGAATTTCAGCAGTTGTCATCTGCTCAACTTCTTCGATCTTTGGCATCTTGGCTAACATTGCTGTTAGTTGCTCTGGTGTTAAACCTACTTGTTGCTCAATTGGCGCATCATCAACTGCCTTAACTTCATCTTGTGTAGCGTCATCAGCATTGCTTACCTCTGCTTCTTCTGTGCTTGTTTCATCAGTAGGGGCTTCATCAGCGCGTACTTCATTATTCAAACTTGCAGAAAATGCAGCAGATTCCTCTGCCTGTGCTACCTCATGCGCGGTTGCTTGCGCTTCAAGGTCGGTTGCTTCATCAATTGCTTGCGTTCCATCTAATTGCATTTAAAACTCCTCATTACTCAAAAGGGGGTGATTCCTCAACGCCTCTTGCCAAACTCGGCGGTGGATTTTCCAGCGCCAAAAAACTTTTAATCTCTAAAATTCTGCCTCGCATTTTTGCTGTTTGAACTGCATCTGCATCACCATCGTTTTGCTTTCTGCATGTTTCTAATCTAGCTTCTAAATGCGTTTTGATTTTCGCCCAAAGTGCAGTCTGCTTTTCAGCAGCGTTTAGCAGTAACTTATTCGACATGTGCTTACTTTATTCTTGTCCACCTGTGTCAAAGGGGCTTTTTCCATCTTTTAATCTTTGAATTGCATGATTCACAGCTTTATCCATAATTGGCTTAGGAATGTCGCTAGGCTTAGGCTCATTCTCTAAAAGATATTTAATTTCTTCTTGGTCTAGCGTTGGCACCAGTAAAGGTATTTCCATTTCGCCTGCACCAAAATCAACCCCAACAGATATTTCTGTAGATACTTTTCCATCAGGCCTTTGAAGCACACCCAAAAATCCAGAACCTTTTTTTGTTCCGTCATTTCTGTTACCAAACTCATTTAATAAGCCAGCCACTACAATCCACTTCCTAACTGCTGTTTAATGATGATTTCCTGATTTTGCAAATCTTTCTTGGTGCGCTCTTTCATGGCAGTATCAGCCAATTGCGCCTTAATCTGTTGAATAGACAAATTGCGCTTGTCGGCAAGCTCCATCAACTTAGTGTCATATGCCATCTTCGCTAGTAATTCACGGCTTGCACGTTCTTCGCGTGCATCCTGCAAATCAATCTCACGCTGCGTCATCTTCTCTTGCGTGTTAGCTTGAGATACTTGCACCATGCCTTCTGTACGGATCTTGGTTGCTTCAATCGTTGCTTGTGCGGTAATTGCGCGAGGGTCTTGTGGTGGATTCGCCGCGGCCTGCTCTGCCATTTTTGCCAGCTCATCTTCGGTATACATAAACAATTTAGGATTCAATCGCTGCGACTTAAAGTATTCTTGCACCCACTTTTTGGGGTCAATACCAAATTGAGGGTTAGCAACCATCTCGCCCATTTGTGCAATGTTCTGGTTTTGAATATCACGCTCAACCAGGGCGCTAGAGCCTTTGGCAATTATTTTGTAATCGCCCTTTTCGCTCTCTGGCACTTCTGGGTCTAAGATCAACCACTCGTAATAGCGTGAAATATGCGGCTCTGTTACTTTGTCATCATAGGTTCGTGCAATGCGGCGCATGACCGTTGATGCATTGTTGTTTAGCATCTGCATACCGCCAACTGTTTCAGGTGCGGCACCTTGTTGGCCTTGCAATAACATTGGCAAGCCTGTGACATCCTCAGCCATCTTGATTGCGAACTCAACGATGTTAAATAACTGGTCTTGCATAGCAGGAATGTTGATTGCTGCGAATGCTTCATTCACTGGACCAACTGCATCTTCAACCATGTACCAAAGCTTACGTGGTGTAATTTGCCAAACACCATCAGCAGGCTCAATAATGCCTCTGCGCATGACAATCTGCGGACCACTCATTAAGCCTGCGTTATCCATCACATTACGCACCGCAGCATTCAACATGCGCTGTGGCGTTCTAATTTGTCTTGATACGCCGATACCAGCCCAGTAGCCATCACGCTCTTGCCAGTTCATCACGTCATAAGGGAATGCACCGCTATCAAGTGGATTAATTGCCGCCTTTACTACACGGTCATTAATCATCACCACGATTGCTGGCACGCTATCATCACCTTCACATGGGCACCCTGCGGCTTCCATATCCTCTGGTGAAATAAAGCCTGTGTAATACCAAATCTCGTATTGGCTCTTATTGTCCAAGTTAAGTGATTGACGTTCTGCGTCTTTCTCTTCTAGGTTCTTTTTCTGCGGACCTTCTTCAATACACATTTCCAACATTTCTTTAATGTATGAAGGGTCTTGTTTCAAATCATCCATGCCACGAATAGTGATACGGTCTTTCTCAAAGACAAACGAACCATTGTGAATATCATTGCCGCATGAAGGGTCTGGGTATAAATCCCAACAATCAATTGAGCGTGATTCTGGGTAGATTTCCATCTTGCGAACAATAGAAGTTAAGCCGCCTTCTTTGCTAATTGATCCAACGGTTCTAGCGACTGGGTACGGACCTTTAATCACTCCGGTACCTAACCTTGCGCAACTTTCAATCACCTTGCGTGTTTCGTGGTTAAAGCGAGATTCTTTTAACCAATCATCAATGCGTGTTTCAGCATCCTTAGCGGCAAGTCGTGCAACCTCAAGTATTTGTTCGGCATGTTCGCCTACGGTCATTTGCTTTGGATTGCCTGCATCATCTGAACTCATAACAGGCTGGCCGTTAGGTGCAACTAATGGCTCTTTGCTTTTGTTATTCTTTAGCAAGCTTGGGATTGGTGTAGGTTCTATTGCCCAGTTCTGATCATCAGTAGGTAATAACATATCAGCCACCTTTGCGGCAGCTGCATCAACGTATGATCGAGTAATGTTTAAGAAAATGCGTGAACGTGTTGCTTTTTTTTTATCCTTGTCGGCTCCGCCTTCTGGTGATAAAGGCTTGCCACGGTTACGATACAGGTCGCGGTTAGCGTCATCTATCCCCTCGTAGTGATCTTCATCCTCGCGCCAATCCTCTTCAATGCCAGATAGTTGACGCGCCTGAATAGCTTCTTCGCGCTTTTTAACTAAGACTGTGCTTAAAGATTGCAGCCTAGAGATACGTTCTTCGTAGGCTTTCTGCTCTTCAAGCTTTTGCGCCTCTTCATCAATCTGCGCCGTTAATTCAACGTTGTTCATGGATGTTATTACTCTTCCATGTCCATCATCATGCCGCTTTTAATTGGCTCTTTTACGCTTGCATTAAATGCCGCTTCTTCAACTTCTGGTGGAGGCTCATCACCTAGTAAAATACGCTCAGCTACATCAACACCTGCTTCAAAAGTTTCTACTGGCTCAAAGTCTTGAGTGTCAATCGTAGCTGGATCAACTTCACCAACTGTCATTTGGCCTTCATCGGATAACATAATAACTACTGCGAATGGCATGATAAACACTCCGTAAACTAATTTAATTTACAGAAAAGATAACAGTGTCCATGTGTGTGACAGGCGTAAAAAAGCCCACGGCTTAGGTGGGCTTGGTGTTAACCTTTATTCAATGTGGACTTTAGGCATTAACCTTTACCATATCCTTGCCATTCCAAACTAAAGTCACACGATTAGTTACCTTGCCGCAGTGAACACAAGTATGCGTTCGATCATACTTAGTGACGATTTGAGCATTAATAGATGGCATCCATTTATCTTCTATGCGTATTGAGTGAAATCCTAAGTTACAAATAAATTTTCTAATCATTGCACAGTCCTTTTATAAATTGTCATATCAATACCCAACTTCGCTATCAAGTACACCAAATCCAGATGAAGGAGCAGTCCGTTTAGGTGTGTTTACTTTGGCGTGGCGTAGCATCATGACCGCATATCTAACCGCACTCAAAATATCATCAAACTCTTTAACTATTTTACCATCCTTGCGATGATATAAGCGGTACTCTTCAAAGTAACCGTCCAAATGTGCGAACACTTTAAACCGCCCTGTTTGCATACGGTCTAATATTTCAAGCACACCTGCCTCAACGCCATTACCGCCGGTGCCTTCTTCTTCACCTTTTTGTGGTGGATGAGTTGCTTTATCCTTAAGCATATTCACGCCTAAGTTACGGTACTGTTGTGCAATGGCTTCGCCAGAACCTTTGTCGTGCTGCAATCCATCATGAGGCCATGCAACAGGAATCCATTTACCCCTTGCGTTGATTGAAACAGAATGCACGGCTGGCGTTTGCTCACTCAATCTGTGAATGTCATATACATAAACAATGTCTGCATCTCTATCCCATGCAATCCAACCTGCTGCAGTCGGGTGATCCCAACCGAAGTCCAAACCTGCAATGCGTGGCCAGTGTGCAGGGATTGAGAAAGGCTGCACTTTAATCAACTCTTCATCTATTGTAAAAATACGTCCTGAACCTAGCACTGGAATCCCCCTTGATCGTGCATCACGTAGATGCGATGGTGTCGAATCTAACAATTCTCTTTTAGTTTTCTCGCTGAGGTGAGGTACATCGTCAATTCCACCCTGCCATAACAAGGTACTTCGATTCAGAAACTTTAGGCATCTGATCCCCCTGATATGGCAAGGCGTGTTTGGCCTGCTCCATTCATGTAGTTGGCTTTCATTATTTAAGCTTCATTCCCTTTGGTATGAACTGCATTACTGTATCTGTCATGCCTTCTAGTGGTGTAAATGTCATGTAAATTAAACCTTCTGTTGTTGCTGTTCTTATCAAGCATTCGCCATATATATCCATTGGCGGCTCTTCGTCCAACCAAATGCCATCTTGTTCAGTGCCTTCAAAAGCACCCCTGCCTTGTTGATATGATTTAAGGCCAAGCAAAGAGAAGCCTCCATTAACATGTTTAATCTCTACCTTATCAATCAAATCACTAACGCCTTGCTTCCAGCTAATATCACCGATGCATTCACCTGGTATTAATCCAGTGCCGCTTAATCGCTTAGTTGACCCACTGCCTTGCACCTTGCCAAATAACTTAGCTTGCACAATGTCGCGTGTAGTTTCATTCGTCTTACCAGCCGCCCAAAAGCTAACTGGCGCATCCCACATCGCACCATTCCACCATGGAGGATATAACCCTGTTAAATGCAATGCCGTTTCATAACCTCCTGCGCCTTCTGTCTTACCGATACGATTTGCCGCCATAAAACAACGCTCTCTGTATATGTCGCCAGCCTCGAAAAACTCCATGTGCTTAGGATATAACTCACGGCGCAATGGGCCTTCTTCTGGGTAATATGTATAAAGTTTTCTTCTACTTAGCCTTCGTAGCTGCTCTTGCTGAATTTTTAGCGCTTCCAATTGCAGCTTGCGCAGCTCTGAGGGCTTCTTGGTTAGCGTTGTATCGCTGTTCAAGTTCATCGTCATTTAACCTTTCAAAATCACCAGGGGAGCCAGTTTCTTTGCGCTCAATGAACATTCCTAGATGCTTAGCAACATTCTCTAGCGCAGAACTCTGGTCAATCATCTTTATTTCAAGACCTTCTTTAGTGACCTTAACCCCTGCATAAAGCATTGCTGTTTGTTCATCAATGGTGCGTGTGTCATGTGGCGTGACTTCACCAGTGCCGCGACCAAAACATTTAGGACACTGTGCATGTGGAGTATGTGTTGGGTTAAATCCATAGCCACCGCCATTGTCTGGTATAACATGCACCTCATCTGGATTTGCTTCGGCATAGTTCACAGCTTCTGCATAGGCTGATGTAAATTCATCTTCATCAATCCATTGATACAAATGTGATTTACCATAGCAATAACGGCAAGCGCAGCGCCTATACTCAATTAGCTTGCGCGGATCTGCTGTTGCAATCTTCCACCAGCGATCAAGCACCATGTCTTGAGTGATTTCAGTACGTTTTGAGCGCTCATCTATTCGCATGGCGATATATTCAGAAACCTTAACATTGCTTAACAATCTTGAAGCCTGAACTTCTGCCGTCTTTTCTGAATACCCACAACGAATAGCAGCCTGCTTACCATTAAGATCAACAAGGTACTCATCACCAAATCTAATTTGTTTTTCATTTAAACTCAAAGCATCACTCCTGCATTGCTTGCCTGCAGCGCTGCACTGTTTCAATAGTTGTGTTTAATACATATTCAGCAGACAATTCTATTTTTTTAGGCGTAAGCTCTGCCATTACATACCATCCCGATAATTCTTAGCAGGAATCCTGCCTGCTTGTTCTTTTTTAATCTGGCAACCGCCCAAAAAAGAATTTTCATAAGCAAAGTTACCGCCTTTCCACTCTTCGCTACATTTTTTATTACCTTCCAAATACGTAGCAATACAGCCAAATAAAATAAGCACCGCAATAATTAATATTGAGCGAATCATTTCTATAATTATGTTCATATCAACTTTTCTTTCTCATCGTTTAAAACAGATTTTTATAAGTCATTTGGCTTTAATCATCCTCACAAACATGAACACGCGCTTTTACTGTTGATGGTATCGGCACTACTTGGCTAAATATCCCAATGTTATAAATCACTGGCACTTGTTTCTTTCGGTACAAATGCGTCACTCTGTTTCTTTTCTTGTAATCTACCCACTCAACTTTCTTGCACTCTATTGAATCCAATCGCTCTACCGCTATTTGTAGGAGCTTTACCGCCTGGTGAAAGTTAATGCCAACGTTCTTACTAATCTCTGCCGCTGATTGCCACTCATTACTTAACGAGCCGTCTAGTAAAACAATGTTTTCTAGCTTTCTCTGTCTGCGTGATTTTTTAGAGAAGAACGATTTATAGCGAACTACAATCGTTCCCAAGTCATCCCATAAAGGGTATTTAAAGTTGTCGTAAATTACGCGCATTGCTACCCTGCTTTAACTTCTTCCAGTTTCTGCATCTTGACTATATCTGCCACCATCTGATGCGCAGGTGATTTGTCGTCAATGACAGGGTGAAATTTAACTTCTATCTCTACCTCGCCGTTTGGTAGGTCTTTAATCTTTACTAATGCTTCTGCCATTTCATTCCCCTTCGTTAAAAAATTTATTACAACAATCCCATGGTTGAAGCAATATGCACCTTGCCGGTCCTAGTTGGCACTCTTGGTACATGTTGCATTTTTACTGTCATCACGCCGTTCACATACTTTGGCTTATCTTCTGGCTCATCTTTTTTCATGCGCAAATCTTTAACATCTGGCTCTCTTAAACTGCCTTGGTCATACAAAGGCTCAACTGTTCTATACAGCATCAATCGCTGGCTTTCTTGTCCTGATATTTCTTCAAGGTACCCTGCATCACGTAAGAATCTAAAGTGAGCATAAAATGCGTTATCTGATTGCAGACCTATTAACAGTCTTACTTCTGAGCCTTTCTTTGCACTGGCGCAAACATCTAAAATCTTCTGCCTAATCTCTGCTGTACTTAAGTTGGTTACTTGGCCTGCTTTAATGTACTTACTTTTTCTCAGTTCGTTTTTTACGCCTGATAAGCGCTTAACAAAGTTAACCTCACGATCAGTGAGTTCTGTTTTGAGTGATTGATATAAATTGCACCATCTTCCGTTTTTGCTTGTGCCACGCGAAATAGTCATTAATCCTTGCGATACGAATAGATTGCACATCTGATTTAGTTTGATGTAATCAGATTGGTGTTCTGATTTATCTTTTGCACCTGATGGCTCTTCAAACATTCTTAGCACTTTTTCATATTTTTGCTTTTCGTTCATGCTGCTAACCTTTCTTGTTCTTTTTTTGCTTCTTTAATCATTGATTTAAACTTTGCGATCAATTCTTTACACTCATCTACGGTGTAGCGGTGGATTTCGTTGTAGTTCTCTATAAATTCAAATCGCTCCATGCCTATTTTCTTTATCAGTCGTGGGCGGTAATAGAATGTATTGCTGCTTAAATGCACATTGCAGTTGTTGCTACATTGCTTGTGTATGTTGTCTAGGTGAAATCTCAACTGTGGTGCGGCCTTCACAGTGCGGTAATGCCCTGCATCGTATTTAATGTTTGGGTTAGTCGTTCCGCAACTGATACAAGGCTCGTAAAAATCTCTTAACTTCACATACTGGTTACAGTAGCGCTCTACAATCTTTAACCACTTTGATAGCGGCCTAATCTCTACAAGCTTCTGCTTAGTTTCTTTCCGTACTCGCTTGGCCTCACTCGCCTCACGTTTAATGCGTAGGCTTTTGGCGTGATCCGCAGCGCATTGCCAATCACATACCGATTGCATCTGCTTCTCTGGCTGAAAGTATTTTTTGCAGGCTTTGCAGCGTTTCTTCTTAGGTGGTTTGATTGGTTTAATCATGCAAACCTCAACATCTTCTCTACTACGTTATTCACCTCTTCGCGCCCTGCGTATGTGCTTAAAACATCAGCAAGCAATACATCAAGGCAACGGTTATAAACTTCTTCAAAGTCTGGTTGCTCCATCCTTGCAAAGCTGATTGACTTAGGTTCTAACCTTAAACGACCATCTAGCCCGAATGTCTGCTCATAAAACCCTGCGGCAATCAGTACATCAGCGCGGAATATTTCAAAGTTCTTTTGCACTTCGCGGCCTTTGTAGCTTTTATGCTTGCGCTGTGGCTCCCATGCATCAAAGCCTAGGTTCAACATTGCGAAAAACTTGCGATGATGGCGGCTATTGCGTGGTAACTTTGCCTCGATAGAACACAACTCACCCTCTTCAAGTCTGCTTAAGCGTGTCTTGAAGTTTTTGTAAGCAACCTGATCGGCTTCACTCATTCCGCGAAGTGAGCCGTCTGGTTGTTTTACTAGGGTGATGGTTGCCATTAGTCAGTACACCCACAATCCGCAAGCTCAACATCCTCGTAACCGTAAAAGTCACCTTGGCTTACTGCCATTTGTTTAATTTCAAAGTAGCTAGGCCTATCTTTTCTAAACTTACCTGTCTTTGCGATAAGTTCTTTTTCAGAAAATGGCCTTGATTCTTGCTCGATCCACCAGTCTGCTAGGCTTGGCGCTTCACTTACCAATGAGAGCGTTTGTCCTGCGCCTTTTAAAAAGCACAAATCACAATTGCCGTGCATAGTTTTGCCGTTCATGTTTGGCAAGTTGAGATCAAACGGCTGACCTTTCCAAAACTTTCCAACATCTGCGGCCGTTATTCCGATGCTTGCCAATGGTGCGTATCGTTCAAATGGTTCTGATGATGGGATTGATAACTTAGCCACACGGCTTGGCTCGTCCGATCTAAAACCAATGGCAACATCCCAGTTCTTCCAGCCAAGAACTTGTTGTGCATATAGCTTCATTACGCGAATTTTTAATTCAATCGTGCAAAATCGCATTGTTGGATTAGGCAGATAGTTCTTATGCGTAATGAGGTCGGCAAACGGCTCGCCATTTCTGCTTGCTGTTTCGTAAGTCACTTCACGCCAGCGCTTTTGTGGCTCTTCGTGTGATTGATACTCAAGCCATACAATCGGCACATTCCAGCGTTTTGAACACTCATTAACAAAGTCCAATGTTTGCGGCATTTCTTTACCTGTGTTTGCAAATACAACCTTTACAAAATCAGGTAATACTCGATCATGAGCATCAAGCAACATATCAAGCATCATTCCGCTAGTGCGGCCACCGCTAAAACTAAGCATAGTTGGTGATGTTATTACTAAGCCCATACCTACCACTCAACCTTTGCAGGCTCTTCATCAGTACCCTTGCTCTCGTAATTAGGGCAATCGGCAGCAACCCAAAAATCACGGTAGCCAACGCCATAGCCATTCGGTAAGAACCGTTTGCACTTCTCTCGATGCTGGCAAATGTGCGTTTGCACTGGTGATTCACCGCGGCAAAACTCGTATGAACTTGTTGGTGTTGGCTTACTCATGATTAACC